TGCTCCGTAGATGTTAGACCTTATCGTGAGCTTTGTATCGGCGAATAGTTTGTCATCGATTTCAGCAGGTACTTGAATTATCTTGAATACCTTGTCAATATCATCTGTTGCGCTTAAATGCATAGTGTATGCACCGCCTGTATTTTCAGAGCCTAGCCATTTTTTTATATTCTCTTCCTGCTCTGCAATTTGTTCTTCGTCTAGTCCGGCGGTAACGATGCATGTTTTTCCTAGAAAACCCATTCTTACTTGACGATTAATATACATAGAAATTCTGAATTCACTATCCATGTCGTTGTAAACCGTATCAAAAGGCGACAACGCATATTTAAATTCTGGTGTCATATTTAAATAATACACTTGCCCTCTAAAGTAAGGTAGCATTTCAGCAAGTCCAGCTTCTGAATCTTTTCCTCCTGCGGCTAAATAATCAGTTTTTATTTGTGCTTCTATTACGTTAGTCAATGGACTAAATGGATAGAAAAACATAGTGTCATTTTCTTTTTTATTTATAAAACATTTTGTTTTTGAGAAGTCTTTAAAATAAAACTTAGTAATGTTATCATCATCATCTTCTTTTCCTATTCTAGTTTTCACATATTCTAAAACATCAATTACGGGTTCTAAATTTAGATTTGCATTTAACTTATAACCTATGTGAAAAAAAACACCATTTTGCCTAGCTAAATCTACGGCTGCAATTTTTACTATATTTGAAAGCTTATAATTTTTTTCTTCATTTACTATTGGATCTAATCCTTCGATACCTTTTCCAGAGATATAATTTGAAAGCATTTTTGACGCCTGCTTTGCAGTAGGGGAATTTAAGATCACCCTTTCCATTTCGTTTGGATAAAGGTTATTTTCACCATTATAATAGATGGCTTCGTCCTTATCTTTATTTACTGGCGTAACCCTAGAATAAAGTTCTACAAATTTTGCCCTTGCTTTTTTTAAGATGCTTTTATCATCAGCCATTACTTAACTCTTTTTCTTTTTACTTTGATAGGTAAAATTTCTTCTACATCTTGTATCTTAACTGGAATGTTAAATAGTTTTTTTCTATCTGCTATCTCTTCATCTGTACCGTAGGTTAGAAATTCAGATATAAATATATTTGTCAGTAAATTATCGTAAAGTCGATAAGTTTTACCATCTTTTTTATATGATAAGATTTTACCTTGTACTTTTTTTATTTTTATATCTTCCATAATTGTAATTTTTTCATTCGCAATTAAATCTATCGAATTATTTTTGTGATAAGCCGAAAATCTATTCCAATCTCTTGAAAAAGAGCAACTTATACAGTTTGGAGTTTCGTTAAAAGTTTCTTTAAACAAAATAAGATAGAAATGCATAAGGTTAGAATCTCTTCTAACCTTATCTTTTCCATTCATAATTAACTCTTTAGCTGTCATATTAAACGCTTGGAGTTGGGTTGGCAAAATTAGCGTCAAAGTCAGCGTTTTCACCACCCTCAACTAACGATTTATAAACCAACGGAACTAAATTTTCGGGTGCTGTATCTAAACTAGATAATACAATTGCAGCTCCGCCACCACCTTCCTGTACATCATACGTAAAATCAACTGTGGTTAAGCCATTTCGTATTCCGTATATCTCTACAGTACCATCTGTAAATTGAATTGCAGCAACAACTTTAGATTTGCTTAATGCGTCTAGTGTGCATTTAGCCTCTTCGCTAATACCAACTAATAACATTTGTAAGTTATGCTTGTATTGTACGAATCCTAAGTCAGAAGTTGACTTATCAAAGTACCCTTTGTAAGAACTTCCAGTTTCTGGACCTTTATAAGAATAACCTGTCTTCCCTTCTTTTAAAGAGAATTGAACGTTATACGCACATTCTGGCACTGCTTCTGTAGGCGTTGTTATTACTACAGAAGTTGGGTCAATATCTGTGAGATTAATTAAATCTACTTGTTGAAAATATCTACGTACAGGTGCTTCACAAGAAGCATCCTGCCCGTTTTTTAAAGATGCACATGTGCTTATAACTGCCATATCTTTTGTTTTTTAAAGTTAAACGCTTGGCGATTCAGTTTCAGCACCTATGTAAACATATTCATCGGTTGGCAATGAAGCTCCTATCAAAGCTTCGGCTTCAATTACTACTTTTTTAGTGTCTTTATTATACCAAATATCAAACTCATTAAGGTTCTCAGTCATTTGTGTTGCAATAGGCATATTATTTCTATACGTCAACAATGCTCTATAAGGTCTGTCTAAAGATAATTGCGAAATAACACCATCTAAATCTCTTTCAACCTCTACGGGGATACCTAAGATGATTAAATTACCATCCAACGTGTAAGTTCTCATAGCGGTTAGACCATCAGCAGAAAAACATTCGCAATTATAGGCAGACTTATCTTTTAATCCGTTTAAAAATCGAACCCATAAAGAAGCCATTTTACGTGTCATTTTCCAAACTACACCCTCTCTATCTGACCAGTCAGACTCCATAAAATAAGCATAAGCTTCTTCCATTGAAGCATACATTTCTGCTCCTGTTGGGTTAACTTGATTAAATTCTAATTGTAATCCTGATCCTGCTTCAGCCTGAGTAAAGAATCCGTCAAATTCCCCTAATAGAGGTGCGTTTGGTCCAGTCGTAATAGAAGTGTCAGCAAAGTACGAAACTCTATATTTTGCACCGTTGAAATTTTTAATTATTTTGCTTTGCAAGTATTTAATCAACTGAGATTCTAGATCTAAATTATTAAGCACTTGCAAGTTTTCATTGAAGAATTTTCTAAAGTCAGGAGTAAATTCTTTCATACAGATATCATAACGACACCCAATAAGTCCTAAGGTCCATTTATTACCAGAGAAAGTAATATTTAAATCACAAGAATTTTGCTCGCAATCAGTTTGCGACATAAAAGGGAAAGAAGCATAATCTACAGATTCGTCAAGAATAGGGACTACATCCCCAGTATTTACACCTGTAATTACAGCGTGACGTTCTGTAATATCTGAAGTTAAAAAAGAATTTGTAAAAATAGCATTGGATAATAATAATTTATCCTCTGCGCTTAGCGTTTCCGCTAGATTTCGCATAGCTGCGAAAGTTGAAACATCTATTGCCATATTTATTTTGTTTTAATATTTTGAATGTTTTTAATTTTTTCGCTTAAAAGATCACTTTGACTTACTTCTTTTGTTGTTTTCTTAAAGCTTTCTTTAGCTATTACAGGAGCAGACTTAGATTTTGAATTTTGATAGTTAGAAATGATAAGTGCTTTAGCTTTGTTTTGAGCATCTAACTCAATAGCTTTGTTAGTGATTTCTTCTAATTTACTTTTAAGCTCTTCATTTTCTGCTTCCAATGAAGCTAGTGTTGTGTCCGTGGACTCTGCTGCCATTTCTGCTGGAATTATCTCTATCAAAGTTCCAGCTTCAAATACATAAGTTTCACCGCTTAACAACACAAAGTTGCCTACTGCATCTGCACCGTCAAAGTAAGCTCTTACTACCTCTCCGCTCTCAAATAGAGCAGTTATCTCGGCATTGTCTTCCAATTCGTAAAAGTCCAGTTCGCCACCTTCTGCGGTTTCAACTACTTTATTCTGGAATGATTTTAAAAAATTAGCCACCTTATTCAAAATGGTTTTTGATCTGTTATTCATTTTTTGATTGTTTATATTAATACTATCTTGGAATCTTTTTAATGCAACCGGTCTTAACACTTCCTCTATTGATGTTGCAAACCTCATATTACCCGCTTCTTCTGCTGTTATAGATGTTTCATTCTCCATTAACACCAAAGCTTCCTCTTTGGTTAAGTCAGTGTGTAAAACATAATGATCTGCTATTTTATCATTACAACTTTGCAGCTCTAAAGCTACTCTTTGCAATCTTTTGGCATCACCTTCGGTATATGTCCAAGCATTATGAACGAATGGCTCTGTATAACCAGTTAAAATCCGTTCATCTCCTGCAAGAAAAATAACAGTTGCAATTGAAGCAACTTGACCTTCGCCTAAAGTAGTTACTTTTGTATTGTTGTCTTTGGCATAACGTCTTAATTCATTGTATATCGAAAATCCTGTTTCAACTTCGCCACCAAGTGAACGTATCTTAACTAATATATCTTTCCCCTCTGCTTTAGATAATTGCTCTTGAACATTGGAAAGGTTTACATATCCACTACCAAAGTCCTCTTCGAACGGAATTATTTCCCCGTATATCTTTATTTCGTGCATATAAAATATAATTATTCGGTAAAATTAATTACGAATATCACATATTAATTAAATTTTGTTGTCAAAATATTTGGACAATAAGAAAGGTTTCGTATATTTGCAAATCGCTACAACTTAAAATTTTAAAACGTCATTCTTTGTAGCGAGGGGTGGCGTTTCTTTTTTTATAAATTATTATATGAAAATAAACTTAATATCATTCTATTTCGATATATACGATAAAAGCGAAATACAAACTATTAATAGAAATAATCCATCGCCTCATAAATTTACACTTGATAAGATTGATTTTTATTGCTACAATCAAGATTTAAGCGGTCTATTGCATTATGAAAAAATTGTAGATGAAGAAAGCGAAATAGCCCCAATAATGTTTTTAAAATCTTATAGAGATGGATTTGCTAAAGGTTTGAATCATTTAATAAAAAAAGAAAAAATTGAAAAAAAAGATTTTTATAATCCCGATACAAATTATTTGCTTCAAAAAAGGTTAAAGTACTTTCTATACCATAGGGAATTTATAGAAAATCATAAAGGTTTAAAAGATTTAACCCATAAGCTTCCATTGATTTGGAATGAAAAAAAGATTTATGAACAAGGATATTTCAATGCCGTGCTTCATTCAATATTCTTAATGTGTCAAGAGTTGGGAATAGATGTTAATAAATCTACGGAAGAAAATATAAAAGAATCAAAATAACTACGTATGTTTTTCCATTGAAACTATTGCTCTTCTCACGGTATTTACCGATACTTTAAAGTTAGAAGCCACTATTTGGTATCTTTTCATTTGAGCACGCTCATAGTCTATTGACTTGTATAGTCTATAAATGTCGTAATCTGTTAATGTAGATAACGGCATCCTACCAATACTTACCAATTCTTTAATTATTGGCATGTTTTTTTCAATTACATCTACTACTCTATCCATTTCACACATTTACTTTTAGATTGTCTTAGTTTATAAGGTAATGCGCAACCGCATTCGTCGCACATTTTTTTAGAAATAGATAATATCCTATCATCTTTGATGGCTAAAAAATTAATAGGCTCATCGACAAAGTACGGACACTTTATACACTTCTTAGCTCTTTTGTTGGCTAATATCTCTACTAAACTAGATTCATTATTAAAAT